TCCAAGTACAGCGTTATACCTAGAAGCAAGATCGTCAGCGAAGACAACGGCACGTTTGAAGTAGCCGTGTACTGGGGGTTAGACGAAACGCGTGTGCTCCGCAACCTAGGTGTAAAAAACGCACCATCACCCATTACCGCTAAGTACGACTGGCCGGGGCGGTTCAAGCCGTTCGCCCACCAAATAGATACCGCTTGCTTCTTGACAATGAATCGTAGAGCGTTCGTGTTCAATGACCCCGGTACTGGCAAGACTTTCTCTGCCTTGTGGGCGGCTGACTACCTAATGAAACTCAAGCATGTACGGCGTTGTTTGATTCTATGCCCTCTGTCCATCATGCACGACGCTTGGGTAAGTTCGATTGGCAAGAGCATCATTCACCGTTCAGTTATTGCGGCGCATCATGCACAGGCATCACGGCGTATCGAGATGGTACAAGGCGACTACGAGTTCGTAGTAGTTAACTACGACGGGCTAAACCTGATTGCTAATGAAGTTGTTGCCAACGGCAAGTTCGACCTTGTGATTGTGGACGAAGCAAACGCCTACAAGAACCCATCGACACAACGCTGGAAGTCACTCAACAAGATACTTAAGCCCGAGACCATGCTGTGGATGATGACGGGCACACCTGCCGCACAGTCGCCCATAGATGCGTACGGCTTGGCTAAGCTGGTAAACCCAGCCGGTGTACCCAAGTTTGCTACTGCATGGCGTGACAAGGTAATGAATAAGCTGACTAAGTTCAAGTGGGCACCGAAGCGCAACGCTCAGCAGGATGTGTATGACGCATTGCAACCAGCCATTAGGTACACCAAAGAAGAATGTACCGACCTACCACCCGTACTTACCGAGACCCGTGAGATTCCCCTTACGCCTCAACAGGTTAAGTACTACCGCATGCTCAAAGACCTCATGGTTATGCAGGCATCAGGCGAGACGATTACTGCCGTCAATGCCGCCGCAGGTGTATCCAAGTTACTACAAATCTCAGCAGGGGCGGCTTACACCGATGACCACGAAGTTGTAGAGTTTGATTGTGCGCCTAGGCTAAATGTCTTACTGGAAGTGCTTGAAGAGACTAGCCGCAAGGTTATTGTGTTTGCGCCATTCAGGCACAGCATTGAGACAATCAACGCACACTTGCTTAAAAACAACATAGCCAGCGAAGTGATACACGGCGATGTAAGCGTTAACAAACGCACAGACATCTTCAAGCGCTTTCAAAACAGCCCTGACCCACGTGTACTGGTTGTTCAACCGCAAGCCGCATCGCATGGTGTAACATTAACGGCGGCAGACACCGTGGTGTTTTATGGCCCAGTCATGTCCGTCGAAACCTACTTGCAGTGCATTGCACGTGCCGATCGCATCGGGCAAACATCAACCAACGTAACGGTAATTCATTTGCAAGGCAGTGAAATAGAGAAGCGCATGTTTAAACAGTTAGAGAAACGTGTTGAGGGTCACGACCTCTTGCTAAATTTGTACAAGGAAGAAATTAATTTTTAAGGAAAACCCTAAGTCGGGTTGTACACCTGACTTTGTTGATGTAAAATATTTTACAAAGGAGCATAAAAATGCCAAATGAAGAGGAAGTAGTACCGCTAGATAAACTAGCACGTGTATATCGTAAGATGTACACAAAGGTTCAAGAACTGACCAAGGAGTATGAGAGTCAGATTGAAGAACTCAAAGCGAAGCAAGACGAAATTAAGAACGCCATGAAAGATCAGATGTTGGCGCTGGGTATGAACTCGGTGCGGACAGAAGAAGGCACTATCATCTTGTCACAGAAAACTCGTTACTACACAGACGACTGGGATTCATTCAAGAACTTTGTTGTAGAACACGATGCACTAGACCTGTTTGAGAAGCGCATAGCGCAGAAGAATATGTCTATGTTTTTAGAAGAGAACCCGGGTGTAGTGCCAGCCGGGCTCAACTCGATGTCGGAGTATGCAGTAACAGTACGTAAACCAACCAAATGAGGAGCAGTATTATGGGCGATCTAGCCAGCTTTAACCCGAATCAAACCCCAGCGTTTGCACGCAAGGGCGAATTATCTGCATTAACCAAGAGCCTTACCGGCGGTACAGGTGGCGGCAGTACCAAGCGCATCTCCATCAAAGGCGGTGTATTCCGCTTGATGGCTGACGGTAAAGAAATTACCTCGATCGACGATCGCCACCTTGATGTTGTTATTGTCAATGCCGCACCGAAGATTAGCCGTACGTTCTACGCTGGTCAATACGTTGAAGGCGAGACCAAGGGACCTGATTGCTGGTCAGCAGACGGCGACAAGCCCGACGCATCCATCGAAGAGCCACAAGCAAGCGACTGCGCATCATGCCCGATGAACGTCAAAGGCTCAGGTCAAGGCGAATCCAAGGCTTGCCGTTTCTCACAACGCCTTGCGGTAGTCTTAGCTAACGATGTACAGGGTGACGTAATGCAGTTGACCCTAGCGGCTACATCCATCTTTGGTAAGGAAGAAGGCGACAAACGCCCACTACAAGCCTACGCTCGTTACCTTGCCGCACAAAACATTAACCCTGAGACACTCGTAACACGTCTCCGTTTTGATACAAAAGCCGCAGTACCCAAGTTGTTTTTTCAACCAGTACGTTGGTTAGAAGACGATGAGTATGAAGTAGCCGTTAAGAAAGGCGAGTCCGTGGAAGCCAAAATGGCGGTAACGATGTCAGTCGCCAAGCCAGCAGAGAAAGCACCACAACTTGAAGGTAAGAAGCCAAGCCTCAAGGCAGAACCGAAAGCCGAAGAAGCTGAAGTGGACGAGCCTGAGAAGCGTAAGCCAGCCGCAAAGGCAAGCGCAGTGCCAGCCAAGAAGGCCAGTAGCTTAGCTTCTACTGTTGAGGAGTGGGATGATGAATAAGTTTATTGTTGGAGTTGTTTTATCGTTGACTGCTCTTTCTGTTTACGCACGTTGCACAACCCAAACAGTCACTCAAGGTGGTCGTATGGTTATCTGCACAACGTGTTGTGACCAGTGGGGTAACTGCAACACAACTTGCTTTTAAGATAGGGGGCTTCGGCCCCCACTAACGAGAACATCATGGCTTATTCAGAAGAAATAAAACAAACAACGAAGAACGCACCAAAAACGCTGGGCAACCAGTTGGGAAGATGGGCTATTCATTTAGACTTCCCCGTGATTGAAGTAGCAAAATTTACAGGCGCAACAAGGCAAACGGTATACAACTGGTTCAGCGGCACAGAAGTAACGCAGTCATATCGAACACGTGTACAGTCTTTGTTGAATATATTACAAAACAGTAAAACAGCAGAAGAGGCGCTAAGAGAATGTATAAAGAACCAGTAGAAACCACGTCAAACCCAAAAGCGCTTACTGACTACGAACTGTTGCGATTTTCTGAAGATTTTGCTCACGGCGACGGTTTGCCTAAAGAGTTTCAGCTAGAAATACTTGCTCGTTTTGCCCTAAAAATAACTTAACTCGAGAGGTTTCACATGACGTCGCAGGAATTCCTAGCGACTGTGCTACCGTCTTCGGGTGTTTACTGCACTGCCGAGATTAGCACAGCAAAAAGAGAGCACATATTCGTTAACACGATTGACGAGTTGTACAACGCCGCCATGGCGTTTGATGGGAAGGGCTACAACACTTTCTTTGCCTTGGCTTCGTTTGATGATAAGAAGAAGCGCACCGCCGACAGCGCTTTAAAAATGCGGTCTTTGTTCTTGGACATCGACTGCGGTAAAGGTAAGAACTACGAAAACAAAGCGCAAGCGGCTACTGCTTTGGATTTGTTCTTGGGCGACACAGATTTAAATACTTTAGGTACGCCGTTCATTATTTCTAGTGGTGGTGGCTTGCACGTTTACTTTCCGTTTGAGGAAGAAGTAGATATTGCTGTATGGAAACCTGTTGCAGAGAACCTTAAGCGGTTGGCTAAGAAGCACGGCTTTAACATCGACGCTTCGGTTACTGGTGATAGCGCCCGTATTCTGCGTGTGCCGGATACACACAACTACAAAGAAGCCAAGCCACGCAAGGTAAGTATTAAGGTCAAGGGCACCATCTTTAACTTGAATGCTCTATCAAATCACCTACGGGAAGCCGTTGGTGAGCAGTCATACGAAAGCCTACCCCCACTCCAACTGCCCGGTCAACGTCCCAAACTTGCGCCTAACGCCAACAGCGTCAAGCTGATTGAGAATAGCGCTACTTTCTTTAAGAACATCAAGACGTGTGCGCAGATCAATTACTACAAAGAGCATGCCACAGAAGACGGCATGGAACCCTTATGGCGTGGCATCCTCAGCATAGCTAAATACTGCGATGACGGGGAAGAAGAAGGCTTGGCGATTTCTGCCATGCACCCATACGACACAGGGCGGCACAACGAGAAGTGGCATGCCATCAAGGGGCCTTACGGCTGTCTCAAGTTCGATGAGGCTAATCCAGGTGTATGCGAAACGTGCCCACACTACAACAAGTTCACCAATCCACTGGCGCTAGGGCGGGAGATCAAGGTTGATGTAGAACAGAAAGAGGTAGTAGTCGAGCGCGTGCAGGAAGAAGAAGCCGTACTGGCACCGCAGACCATCACCCGTCCAACCCCACCCAAGGGCTTTGCGTTCGGCAGCAATGGTGGTGTGTTCATGGACAGAATGGTGGAAGATGAGCAGGGCGGTAAGTCACGTAAGCAGGTCATGCTGTTGCCATACGACTTGTTTGCGGTGGACATCCTAAACAGCAACGGCGACCACTTGGTGCACCTACTTGCCTTTAGACCCGAGGGCGCAGTCGACATCCTGATTCCACAGAAGTCCATCGTAAGTAAGGACGAGACAGTCAAGGCGCTAGCCAATCAGAACGTGATTGCCGCCTATGGTTCAGGTAACGACAAGAACTTGTTTGACTACATCCGTGGGTGCGTAGAGTTTATTAGCGCCAACAAACGGGCTGTCAAGATACCAAACAACTGCGGCTGGCAGGCTGACAACACGTTCGTATACAACAGTCGGATTATGTCTTACAACGGAAGCGAAGTATATGTACCGACACCCGCCTTGGATAACATCAACCAGTCCACAGTACCCACCGGCACGATAGAAAGCTGGCGCAAGGTATTTAACATGCTGATTGCCAAGGAAGAGTGGTCGGTGCTGGCAATGTCTTTAGTTGGCCCAGCTAGCTTGCTAATGAACTTCACCAAGTTCAACGGCTGTGTATACCACCTTGGTTCGTCCGATTCGGGAACAGGTAAGTCTTTGACCCTTGAACTAGCGGCTAGTTTCTTCGGGCATCCTGAGCGCTACCGTGTGACACAGAGTACATCTATTGTTGCATCGCAACAGCGTCAGGGTTTGCTCAACAGCTTGCCATTTATTATTGACGAGACCACCAGCAAGAGCCGTGAAGACTTCGAGTGGTTGCCTGAGTTCTTACTTGACTTAACACAAGGTAAGGGCAAAGACCGCATGAAGCAGGGCTCCAACGAGGAGCGCATCAATACCTCTACATGGAAACTGCTGGTGCTTTTATCGTCAAATACGCACGTTATGGACTACTTATCGGGCGCACGTAAGCATGCGTCACAGGGCGAGATGTTCCGTATTCTTGAGTTACAGATGAACAAGAAGCTAAAGTGGACGGCTGAAGAAGGCAGAACGCTGGGGCTACTTAAGGATAACTTTGGTGTAGTTGGACTAGAGTTAATCCGCTGGATGGTACAGAACCGTGAGGTCGCCAAAGAAGTGTTGATGAAGACCCAAGCAAACCTAGAAACCGAGTTTGAAACCAACGCTGACGAGCGGTACTGGACTGCGGGTAACGCCTGTATCCTAACCATTGTGCAACTGCTTGGTAAGAAGTATGCCAATCTGATCGACATTCCCATCAAGCCGATTGTAGAAGTTCTGCGACTGATGGTGTACAGCGCACGGGGCATTATCCATGGAAGCAAGCGCAACGCAGAAGATGTACTCAACGCCTATACCCGTGAGCGCTTTGGTAAGTTCGTGGTTGTTAAGTACCTCAACGGTGTACTGGACGCGACGCTAGGCGGTAATGGGGATATTGACCAGTCGCTAACCCGATCTGATGTAGCTGGGCGTGTAGAGCATGGGTTTACACCCGGGCACGTTGATTATTTCATTGAGGAACAGCTTCTCAAACAGCACTGCGTGTCGATGAGTTATGGTTACAAAGACTTCAAGGAACAGCTTGAGCGCCTGCCAAACTACAAGATTAAGTACCTGCGCAAAGATATGCTGTCCAAGACACGCGGTCCGACTATGCGAGTCAACGTAATGCAGATTACCCGCCCTGTGTACGAAGATGAGGAAAGTTAAAGTGCACTACCCTTGGCCTGATACCCCCGTCAAGGGGGTATTTTTTGTACCTACTTTGCGCTTGGCAGAAATAAAAAAGGACGGCTTGGGGGCCGCCCTTCACTACAACATAAAAGCCAAAGCTGATTTTGGTACCGTAAACGGTAAGATAGGGGTACTTTTTACTCGCGTTCGCTAATAAGTTCTTTAGCCAATGCAATACGATCTTGACGAATAGCATCCAGTTCCGCACGCTTTTCTGCACCTGACATGTTTGGATCTGCTTTAATCATGCGCTCTTCCTTAGCCAATGCGCCCATTCTTTGTTTAAATGCACCTGCTAATGGGGCAAGGCTTAACTCATCGGCAAAGCGGTCGGCGTACGATTCAGCATCTGCATCACGACCTTCTTCTTCCAGTTTCTTGTAGGTCTGACCCGCACGGTTGATTGCTTCAATGTCTTTGTATGCACGATTAACAAGACCACTTGCATCTTTAGGCTGGAATATGGAACCAACAACAGGCATCTCGCTAGCACGCGCAGTTGGTTTTTCACCACCAGCGCTACCAAACAGAGGGTTAGCCATAGAAGCAAGCGCCAAAGGCAAGCTACCGGTGTACCCACGCAACAGGTACTCAATCTGAACAGGTGATAAATACTCACCCAAGACTGGAATCTGTCCTGTACCTTTACCGATAAACTTAGCCAACTCAGTAGTGTTGGCGTTAAACCGTTCGGCTGGGTCAAGACCAGCTAAGCGATCGCTAATAATGTCACGACCGGTAAAGAATGAGTAATTAGTAATTACTTCAAGCGGTGCTTTAGCACCAGCCGGTATAGACGATGGGCCAAGAGGTACAGAATTTTTAATCATTTTAGCAAGTGCTTTTGTAGCTTCGCTAGCAGTTTTGTCACCGCGCATAACATTAACAATCGCTTCCGGTAATGCCTTGAAAGGAATACCTAATTCAAACGGGATTGGTATGCGCACTGGCTCATCAATACCCGGCACGTACACAAACCAGTTGTTGTATTTTTCATCGTCGTTAGCGTTTTGATACGCCTCGTCCTCACTCATTAACAGTGCGTACGCCATGGACATGCCAAACATTAACATACCGCGCTGCCACAATTTTTCTTTAATGCGCAGCTTTTCTTGGAAAGTAGCTTTTCCTGTGAACGCGTTGTATATCACATTCAGACCTTGAATCTGCGCGTTAAGGAACGGCACCATAGTGGACAGCAAGAACAGGCTTGAAGACGTGCCCCGCTGGGTAAACGGCATCGTTTCGTATGTAGCTAATGCTGCCTCTAATTCTGACAAACCTTGCTTACGGAAGCTATTGAAAGCAACTTCACGCGTTGCAGCATCACCTTGGGTTGCTAGGGCGTCTGCTTTAGCTAAGTAAGACTCCCAACCGCCTTTACCGCTGGTAATCTGCAACAAAATCTTCTGCATATCTTCAGATGTGCCTGTAAACACGTTGCTGCTTACCAAACCTAAGCGCTCGATTTCGCTACCGCCAACTTCACCACGCCGCATTCTACCAAGGGATTTACCCATGGCTTTTAAAGAACTCAACACAGGAACAGTATCCACACCACTAGCCATAACTGCGGTAAACGGATCACGGATAATCTGACGCGCAGCATACACAGGGTTTCTAGTTACCCAAGAACGTAAAGTGCGTGAGAAGAAGCCCATGCTCTTAACCAAGGAAGGCACGCTTGTATTTACGCCAGCTAAGCCTTGAACCAAATATTCGGATGGGATGCCGGTGGATTCAGTATTTACAATAACGTGACGGAAGCCATCGTCTTTGTCGTCAACCGGTTGCACACTAAAACGAATAACTTTATCGCCTGCTGGGCCTTTACCCTTGCGAATGCCTTTGCCCTTATCACCACGTACGTCTACCAAGCCTAAGTCAGCCAAAGTAAACGCGACGTTACGAGAAGCTAGATTGTGCAACGCCATATCAATTAATAGGTTGGTGTTCTGTAAAGCGCCGGTATAAATATCTACGATGCGCTCATCACCGCCGACCAACTCTTTTAAGTAGGGCTGGTCTTTTAAGTTACCAATACGAACACGGTCGGCACCACCTAAATCAAGCACCACGTTGCCGTTTTGTTCTGTACGGTAGAACGGTATATAGTCGTTGTTTTTAACCAAATCAATGGCTTTGTCTTTTGGAAGGGCGCCTGTTTGAACCAACAGATTCATGAGGTCACGGTTGTACTGGTCGTAAATCGCATCTGCTTTTTTAAAGCCATCCCGAAGCTGCTCATTATTCTTGACAAGAGCGTCAACTTCCTTGAGCATCTTTGCCATTTCTTGTGGGTTCTTAAAGTCCAGCTTTTCTACGCCAACGTTCTTAGCACGCTTGCTAATACGGTACAGGCTATATGCGTTACGGATACCTTCTGCGTTACCCCAGCCGATACTACCTAAAACTTCAGCAAGGCTCTTTAAGTTAGCGCCGGGTTTAGCATCAAGCACGTAACCCTTACCGCCTTTTTCTTGGCGCAGTACTGGAACACCAATAGTTGTGGCGTTGCCAGAAATAGTAAAGCGTTGATTGTGTTGCGAAATATAATACTTGAGCTGGTTAGCCGTTAAAGAACCCTTCATGCCCTTAACCTCAAGAACTTTATCTAGGGTTGCGGTGCTCGATACTAATTTTTGCTTAAGGTATAAACCGATATTAGCGGGGAACAAACGACTCATTAACGGCGCTTGCTTAGCCATCGCCATGTCAGCACCGCGAGCAATAACCCCACCGCCTGGACCATAGGTTGCTTTACCGGCTTTTAACTGGTACTCGCCGTCACGCCCTTTGTATATACCGGGAGCAATCTTTTCAGAACGACGCGCATCGCGCAGTAGTTTGTAGATGTCAGACGTGTTGATGTCTAAATCAATACCCATCTTACGCAAGGCAGCACGGAACGCACCGACCAAGGCTTTGATAAACTCATTGGCTTTCTGAATAAAGTTCTTATCGGGCCTAGCTTCAGCAGTATGCGCGATAACTTCACGTAGGGCTTTAGCTTGCGCAAACTCTTCAGACTTGCCAGCTTGTTTAGCAGCCATGTAAGCGGCAAGAGCATCTTCACCCACACCCAACTTGTCAGCCAGTTTAGCTACGCTACCGTTTTGAGCAATAACTTTCTTAGCAAGCGCGTCCATGCCAGCCTGCCCAAGTACACCCTCAACGCCCAAGTGACCTGTAATTTCGTGAGCTAGCGTACGCGCAACGTCTTTAATATCTGCGTGGTTATTAGCCACAACAAAGACTGTACCGTCAGGCATTACACCGCCACGAACACCATCAATCTGAGTATCTGTGTAACCGCCCTTTGCGATAGCACCGCGTAATGTAGGCGTCAGCTTCTCAAGGACTAGAACCTTGAGCCCTTTTGGTAACTTAAGTTTATCAACAACACGTTGTGCAACAGTAGAACTTACACCAGCGCCAGTAATAGGCTTCTCAATACGTGGGTCCCAGTCACCACGCATGCCCTCGTGCAGCCCTTTGAAGTCATCAAAATCAATACCAGCGTCATTAACTTCATCATTCCATGCTTCTTTAAACTCAAGACGATCTTTTTTACTGGTTTTTCTACCCTTTTCTACAATGTCCGCACCAACAAACTGCGATTCAGCCTTAGTAACAAGGTTTTTAAACTCAGCTGCAGTAAGCCCAACAGCTTCGTAACCCGCTTTTTCAGCGTCAAGTTCTTTAACGGCTCTACTAAATTCGTCACTAAGAATTTTTTCTTTTGTGCTTTCTTTAGCGTTTTGAAAAGCTAGTTTTGACGCAAACTCAGCATTTTCTTTACGTGTTTTTACAGCCTTTTTAAGCCCTTTAGTAAATTTGTCTTCAGTTTCTTCGCGTACCGTTTTTTGTAAAGTAATTTCTGTTGTTTTTGTATCTGCTACTTTTTTAGCTGCTTCTGCTTTTAAATAATCAGCAGCGTTTTTACCTACATCTTCAGCGCGTGCAATTAATGTTTCTTCATCTTCAGTAAGCTCTGAACCGTATTTATCTAAGAAGTTTTGCTCGGCTGGTTTAAGTTTTACACCGGTTGCTTTTGTTTCAATTAGGTCTTGTTTTTTAAGAACCCTAGCTAGCTCGTTATCGCGCGCGCTTTCAAACCCAGATTTTTTATACAACCGATCAGCAGCTTCTTGTTGAATAAACCCGCGGTTTCTAAGAACGTCAAAGTCTGCGCCAGTAATAACATCTAGCTCAGCTTGTAACGCCTGTCTTTCAATTCTAATTTTGTCGTTAGCAGCATTGATTGCTTTTCTTTGCGCTGCTGTAGCGCCTTCCGGCGCCTTCTTAATTTGTTTTGCGTTAGCTTTATTAAGTTCTTTTTGAACAGTCTCACGTATTGTTGTGCGTTGCTTTTCGGTAACAACTTGTTTACGGCGTTCAATCTTACGCTTGGTTTCTTCAGTCTGCTCGGCTTGAATGGCTTTAAGATTTTCTTCCCGCTCAATCGAACCTTCAGGGCCAACTTCTTTTCTACGGCGCTGCACAACGCTTAAGCGTGCAGCATCTTCTTCGGCTTGCGCGCGAAGTTTGTTAATGTCTCTGGTAATCGCCCTACCTTCAGGAGAATCAACTGCTACTTTACCGAGCTGGATAAACAAGTCGCCAAGTTCGCCTTGACCAAGACCAAAACCTTCACGTTCTGCATAAGCACGGGTTTTAATAACTTCATTAGCGTATGCTTCTTTTGCATTTGCTACGGCTTCAACGCCTTCAGCTTTACCGATTGCGTCAAACAATTTACGCATGGTTGTAACTTTTTTGCTCATGTTAGTGAACGCTAAGTTACTTAATACAGTTTGCGTTACAACCGCTTCAACTTTCTTACCGGGTAAACCAAGCCCTACTTTTTGACGGCCTTCTTGCTCACCCTTTTTAAGAGACTTACCTAAACGCTCTCTGTCGGTGCCTTCTTGGGCGGCTCTAGCAGCGCCTGCTTCCGCACGTTTTTTAGCATAGTACTCGTCGCGCGCCTTTTGGTACGCCTGAGACGCTTCTAGGTAGTCCGCGTTATTGGCTTTTAGCTGGTCAAAGAATTGTTTAAAGTCAGCGTCAAGTTTTTGTTTGGCAGCGCCTTCAGCAGTGACAATAGTACTTTTAACCTGTGCAACAACTTCATCAACATCTTTTTTAATGCTTGCGTGCATTTCATCAGCTTGATTACGTAGCTTGTCAGCTTTACGACGCAGGCTGTTATTGATAAGGGTTTCTCCCCTAGGCACCGGACCTGCGCGCAGAGAAGATGTAATTTCGGTGTTAGCTTCTAGTTCAGCTTCAGCGGCCTCTTTTTCTTTCTTAGTAGCGACAATTACCTTGTTAAAAAACGAGTTTTTAACTTCTTTATCACCGCTAATGTCCCGCATAAAGTCAAGGGCATTTTGTTTCTTTTTGTTAAACTCATCAAGAATAGCTTTAGACTTACGTACATCTACGGGGGTAAAGATGCGCAGGGCTTCGCTTAAACCACGTAGTATGCCGTTCGTAGATTCCAAGAACGCATTAGCTGTATTACGTAGTTTGGATAGTTCTTTGGGTTCGCCGTCAATCTCGGGCATGCTTTTAGCGGTAATTTCTGGAGCTTCAACAAGCACTGCACGCTCAGAACCAAACGACTGCTTAAGTCTATCAAGCGTATCCCTAATATCAATACGCTCTTGCTCCCGCATACCGGTGCGAATCTCGCCTTTACCTTCTTTTTCGCCTCTAACAAACTCGGCCTTAGCATCATCGTACGCTTTATCAGCTTCTTTTATGGACTTGGCTAAACGCTCAATTTGCTTTTTGTAGGTGGCAACAAGGTCTCTATCAGTAGCATCTTTGAGCTTGTCTTCAAGGTCGTTTTTCTTGTCAATCAGCGTGTCAAGACTGTTACGAAGCTGCTCAATTTGTTTATTGGCTTCGCCATAGTTAGCAATAATATCTTCGTCACGTAAACCGGCTTTACCAATAGCGTCTACATATTGCTCGTAAGCGGTCTTATTACCAAAGTCAAAGCCAGCATCTTTAAACGCTTGAGAAATAGCGGTTTCTTCTTCGGACTTTGGTGTTCTTTGTATTTCAGCGCGCCAGCCTGTAGCTTTGGCTGCTTTGCTTAACAGCATCTGCTCAACAATAGTAGCAAATTCTTTCTGCTCGTCAAGGGTCATGTCCGCTTCTTTACGGCTACGACGACCAATATTGATGTCAGAAATAGCCGCCATGATAAGCGTGTCTACGTCGTTGCGAATACCGCGAAGAATTAACGGACGAGACTGCCCTTCAAGAGTAGATTCGGTAGCAGCAGCGCCACCCATAAACTCACCCTTACGAAGCTGGTCAATCGCATCTTGGATTTCAGTAAGCGCTGTGCCTTCTTTTGCAGCACCAACAACACGCTCGCCTCTAGCACCACCTTCAGGTAGACGTGAAGTTTTCTTTACTTTAACTAGCTTAGCTTCTGCGTTGGCAATACGCGTTTGCAAGCGCTTGATTTCGCTAGGAGCTGTTGCTGATTTAAGCTGATTATTAAGGGTTTCAATATCAGATTCAATTTTTAAATACTTAGGCGCTTTGCCTTTTGCACGAATTGGTAAAGTCGCATCAAGAATCTCATTCTCAAGGCGCGCTTTACGACGCTCGTACCTTTCTTTAATACCTTCGGTAAGACGTGGGGTATTTTTAACCCGCTCAATATCCGCGTCAATACGCTTTATTAGTTCTTTAGCCGCTTTTTTATCGGCTGCAGGGGTATCTTTTTTATCTGCAAGTTTTTTAGCTTTTGCGGCTCTGCTCTTAAGTGCAGAGATTTCTTTTTTCTTAGTTGCTTCAAAATCTACGTCAGCTTTAAGAATGCGGTTTATTTCGTCAAGCTCGTTACGAACCTTTTGAATATGCTTAGGCGTATACTCGCCAACTGGCAGGTCGGGCTTAAACAGCTTCTGCGCTGCTGGAATTTCAGCTTCACGGTACCGTAAATTCCTACGAGAACCTACTTTAGATTTAGGCAACTCCGCTTTTTCAACCGCAGCTACATCACTTATTTTTTCAAAAATCTGCTCTAAGTACGGCGTGCGTGGGTCTGCAGGCAAATCCATCCCATACTGTTTTGCTGTCGCGCGGTCTCTGTCAATTTGGTCAAACGTAGACGTTACTTCTTTAAGCAAAAGCTGCGCGTCTTCGGGATCGGTAAAATTCCAATTACCATTTTTACCAGCGTTAGTTGGTAAGCCAAGAAGTTTTGCAGATATATTACGTAGTTTACCTACGCCTAAATCACGCGCAATTACGTCACCAAAAGTAAGATTAACGGGCACTTGCGCATCCGGTTTGATCTTGCCTTCTTTCTTAAGAGCAGCAATTTCAGTTTCAATTTCTTTTCTGGTATTTGCAAATTCGCTCTTAATGCTTTCAATATAAGAAAGGCGCTTGTTAATTTCTTCTTGTATCTTTGCCGTTCTCTTTTTAAAAGGTAGCGTGGGGTCACCGCCTTGTTGACGGATAGCGGCAATCTCTTGATTTGCTTTTTCAATTAGGTAGTTTTCAGACTCGCCAAAAGTTCTTTGACGTTCGGTAGCTTCTGCCGCTAAACCAGAAAGACGGTTGTTATTTATTTCATTAGCTTTAAGCTCATACGCAGCCATGTCAATTGGCTCGCTGATTTCTTCTTCGCTAAGAACCTCAAACTGACCGGTTTTCTTGTTGTATTTGGTGGGGCCTTGCAGACGCTCTTGTTGTTTAGCCGCCAGTTCAGCACTTGCTTGCTGCCCTTCTTTACGGTCATCAACTTCTTTTCTTAAATTTTCAACGCCTGCCTGCGCATCTTTAACGCCTTGAATTAGTTCTTTGCGTTTCTCTGGGGTTAAATCTGCGTCTTCGCTAGCGTCAGATAGTTTCTTTTGGGCTTTACGTAACGCCGCGTTAGCGCTCTTTAACTGCGCTTCAGGGGTACGTACGTTTATACCAGCACGTTGTGCTAAGTCAGATAGCTGCGCTAACTCGGCATTTTTCTTGTCAAGCAAGTCACCAAAATTCTCAATTTGATCGAGGTTGCCCTCTTTCATGGCGTTCTGCAATTTAGTTTGCAGGTAGTCTACTGTGCTTGAAAGGGCTTGGTGTTCTTTAATGAACCCTTGTGAATCTTGTTTAACCTTCTCTGCTTCTGCAGTTTTAGCAACTTCCGCCTCTTCTTGTGCTTTACGCTCAGCAATAGCTTGGTCAATACTAAAAGCTTCAGTTGGAGCGCCGGCTGTTTTTAGTTCGCCAACGATTTCTTTAATTTGGGCCTGAAGGTCTTTAATTTCTTTTTTACCTTCTTCAACGGCTTCTTTATCAAGACGCGGGTCTTTAAGAACCGATTGAATTTCAGTAATGCGCCCCTGCAAATCGTTGCGTTGGGTTTCTAGTTCAGCCCTGTACTCTGGGGATTGTTTACGTTGTTCTTCGGCAACACGAGCAGTTTCTTCCTCTTCTCGTGCTTGTGCTGCTACCTGATCTCGTGCACCAGACTTATCTGCAAAACGACCAGCACCACCAATAGGTGATAACAAGCTAGCTTGATACGCAACTTCGCCGTATTCTTTAAGCGCATCAGGGGAAGTTAAGTCAAGCCCTGCTTGCGCACGTTCCAGCATTTGCTGTGTAACTTCAGTCGGAACTTCTGCGGCAGCACCAATAGCCACACCTTTAGTCAGTGTCTTAGCAAACGACTCTTTAGCTAGCTTTTCTGCAGCTTCTGTACCGCCACGCATCAGAAGTTTTTCAACTTCCGGACCAAAAATCTTACCGGCAATCCTACCGCCCAACGGAATAAAGGTAGCAGCTACATCAAGGGGAGCTTGAATGGCGGCAGCACCGGCTGCGGCACCACGACTAATATCTAGCGGTTGCCCTGTAGCCTGTTGTTCAGCCGCTTGCCGTTGAATGTTAGAGCCAAATAACTGGAGCGCAGAAGGGGCAACAGCACCACCAAGAGCGCCAATACCAGCGCCAACAGGACCAAATGGAGAACCTGCAACAGCACCAAGTTTAGCACTAGCTAATGTAGCCGCAATATTAGGCGCTTGTTCAGTAATAGCTAAAGGAATTTGACGACCTACTTCGCCAATAGCGCTAATAAGTCCTTGTTTTTCGTAAACTTCTTTTAGCTTATCTAAGCCAACTTGCTCAGCGTACTTGCCAGCACGGGCTTCTTCACGCTCTAAACCTTTGCGTGCGGCCTCTTCAGGGGAGAATATGCCTTCTGCGCCTGTACGTAGGGCACCAGCAAAAGATTCAGCACCACTACCTAACGCTGCGCCAAAACCTGTTTTAGGGCCTGATTTAGCGCCCTGTTTGAATAAATCGCCATATTTTTGTCTTGCGTGAGCGAGCGCTTCGCTCTGTGATACCCCTTCGGGCACTTCCATGTAGGAACCATCAGGCAAACGCAAATATGGCATATGTCTTTACTCAAGTAACTAGCTGGCGATGCTAGAAGGGTCTAGTAACTGCGCCTTGCCCAGGAATTGTAGCAGATAGTAGTTGGTTATTAACAGTTCTAAAATACGTTTCAAAATCACCATACTGCCGTTTTAAACTTGGGTATTTATTAAAATCTTCCATTGCGTCTTTTCTGGACACAACATCAGTTGGCTTTTTAGCCATATTCATCTGCTGGTAAAGCTCCATCATCTTAGGATCTTTGAGCGCGTTAAGCATAGCAATACCGGAGTCAGGCTTATTAACCATAGCCATACGGTATCTGTTCTCGTCGGCGGCTTGCTTGTATTTAAACGCACGGTCTTTATCACCAGCATCAAGTGCTGCACGGTATCTAGCCAAGTTAAGGTCGTACTCGTTAGCTTCTTTCTCAATCGAACGACGTTCTTTGTTCATAGCGCCAAGGCGTCCGGACGCCAACTGACCAAACTTAGAACCTGCTTCAGCAATATTACGATTACCCAGCAAGGCAGACATGGCATCAAACAGCATCTGAGACTGCGCTTCGTTCTTAAGACCGGCAATACCTGCACGCGTTTTTTCTCCAACACCAGCCAACTGAGCTAGGTAATCTTGTTCTGCTTGGCTTCTTGCGGGTTGGTCGCTTTGAGCTATTGCAGGTAGACCTGCTTTTTTAGGTGTATCTTTTTTAGGAGGAGTAGGTACATCTAAACCGGTAGGCAACGCCGAAGAGCCTTCTGGAAATACCCCTTGACCTCGTGCTATGTCGTCCAGTTCTTGCGCTGTATATTGCTTAGATTTTGAGCTAGCGGGTGTTTCAGCGGCAGCGCGTTTAGGCATTCTACCCCGTTGAACCATAGCATCAAGTTCAGCTTGTGTGCCCGCAAACGTTGTCCCACGTGGTTGATTTAACTGCTTAAACTTGTCTACAAGGGCTCCGGGAGCATTTTTTAGAAACTCAAGTATCTTCTTGTCTGTTTCTGAACCTTCGGCAAAAGAAGGCATGCCTTCGCGTACGGGCTGGTCTTGATTATCTTGGAACGCCACAATACCGCCACCAGCCATGTCCACGGAGTCCATATTGGGTGCAGGTAGTTGGTCTATGCCACCCTGCGGTGCAGCCGCCATCTGTGCTTCTTCTGCAAGGAACCGGTCTTTAACGCTGGGTTGTTGGGCTTGTTGTTGCGCCTGTGCACCCTGCATCGCATTGCGTAGCTGCTTACGTCCCATTGCCACTATCATGGCAAGCGATTGTGGAATACGGATGCTTCTACCGTTTAAAACGTCAGCCAGTTCACTATCAGGCAACTCTTTAGCCATAGCCATCATGGCTGCCATATCTCCCGCAGAAGCTCCTTTTGGTGCTTGATTTGGTTGCTGAAGAATAGCGCCTAAACCGCCCGGCATTGCGTTAGGGGAAGAAGGTGCTGCGCCGCTTTGTGGCATAGATGAATTCATAGTAGTTCCTTAACTAAACGCTTTGTATGCGCCGAGAGCTCCAAGACCCATACCAGCAGCTTGTTGCGCCATACCGGGTTGCGCTTGGTACATTTGCGTTGTAGTAGATTGCATTGGTAATCCACGGAGCATGTTTGACATTAAACCCAACTGCATCACTGGATACTGCTGCGCAGTGCCGTAATCTTGAATAGCTTGGTTAATCTTACCTTGCTCAAAGCCTTGCATCTTACCGCCAATCTCATTTAACAAAGCAATACGCGCTAAGTCAGATTGAGACTGCTGAGCACCGATATTACCTAATGTGCCACCAGCTTGAGTAGCCCCACTGTACCCTTGTTGGGCAGTATTAATACCCTGTAACCCAGACTGAACTCCCTGCAAACCAACATTAAGCCCTTGATAACCAGCACCCAAACCTTGTAACCCTAATTGAGCACCAAACTGCTGCTGGCGCTGCGCATCTTCAAATGCCTTTTGTGTGCCTGTAGCTTGAATCCCTTGCAACTGTGACATCAAACCACGCTGCGCTTCAGACTGTTGTAAGGCCAAACGATTACCACCAAAGGCGCCTTGACCAACAGCCTTAGCTTGCATCATAGGCTGACCCATTTGGAAGTCACGTAACGCCTGAGACTTTTGGTAGTCAACCACGTTTTGCATGTACGGTGACATGTAACGTGCAACATCACCGGCGTTAGTCGCTTTATTTTCAAATGCTTGTCCAGCACCAAAACCCATTTGAGAAGCGCCAACGCCTAAAGCACCAATGCCTGCACCTTGTGCGCCATACCCCATAGCTGGAGCTGTTGTGCTTAACTGTCCTGCACCTGCTTGGCCGGCTAAATCAGTGCCCATACCAAACTGCCCAGGTGTTCTTAAATTGCTAATTTCGCTTTGCGCTTGCTGTTGTAGTGGTGAGAAGCCAGCAAAGTAGTCGTTTACGTTTTGGCTGTATGCTTGATACGGTTTAAAACCAGTAATCTGTCTTTCACCGGTTTCTGGGTCTGTAGTAGTGTCAAATAATTGAGACTGCGTTGCGCCAAGCATGTTCTCAACATACGGACGTGCATATTCCGGAATGTTAGAAGTTTGAGTAGTAGTGCTACCTGGACTTCCACCACCGCCAAAAGGCGTGCGTTTCATTTCCCATGTCCAACCGCTGTGTTTAGATTTTAAAATACTCATATTTTAGTTTCCACTAAAGTAGCTTTTTCAACAAAGCCAAACCGTTTCCACAAGCGAGCAATAGACTCTCTTGCCATCCCTTGAATTTTAGTAGCTCCGTTGACTTTAAAGATAGCAGACATCTGCGCAAAAGTCTCTGGGTTTGATACTAATTTTCCACCTATCATGGTAATAAAAGCAACTCTGTCGTTAGGATAATTAATAAAGCTAACCGTAGCCGCACCATGTATTTCATTAGCCTCATCAGTAGCTACTAGCAACATCCACTCGCCGAGAACTAAATAAACCTTAATCTGTTCCGCCGTATATTCCGTAACACCCGCTTTTTCTTCAGCACTTTTGATAAAAGGCTCTACCTTCTCCCAAAGTTGATTAACAAGCTGAACCGGTACCGGCTGAACTTTTAACGTCATGCTGGCATGTATTTAGCAGATTTAACAGCAGGAGCTTGTTTCTTCTTACCTGTACGTGCTTGGCGAACCTTAGCCATCATGGCGTATAGCTTCTTGGCGCCGGCATCAGTAGACCCGTTACCCAAGTGGCTAACCACATCAGCAGGAACTACGAACTCGCCATCAGCCAGCCGAGCAGGCTGTCTACCACCGATAACACCAGGAATACTATCAGACATACCATCGCCAGGACCTTTAAGCATTCGACCGCCATCTGAGTACCCTCCTAAGTTTGCAATACCGCCTTTAGCCATCATTTGGCCCGTGTATGGGTTAGTTGGCGCATCGTAGTCTGAACGCACTACTTCTGCGCTGGTTGGCATTTGCGTTGGTGTAGCGAACTGCGTATTAACTTGTTGTCCTTGCGGATACATATTGTTTTGAAGCGAAGTTAAACCACCGGGAGCCATGGCTACCATACCGCCCTGAGCATACTGTGCTCGGTAATATGGGTTAGGTCTAACGGGTGTAGAGCCTTGAAAATTATTAGACAAGCGCATGCGGTAGGGGCTATTCTCGTCATATTGCTCGCTACCCGGCGGGTTGTAACTATCTCCAGCGGCAGCACCTAAACCCGGCAACGCCAAAATACCTGCTTTTTGAATGTACTGGTCTGGTTTTAATCCTGCGTAATAACTAGGTGTAGGTGGGGGTGTAGCGCCAGCAAAACCTACTCCTTGTGGAGATGGGGGCACAAAACCAGTAACCGGGCTAGCGGCACCAGTAATAGCTGGGTCATATGCAGAAGAAGTCATAGTGCCATCAGGCAAGAATGACATAGCATTAGTAGGAACAGGGGGAGCAGCGCCTACAGGAACTCCACCAGCTCCAGCTCCAAGTACATTAGCGTCCCCGTAAGCACCTAAGCCACCAGAAATAGCACCGCCAACACCACCCATAAGAGCAGCTTGCTCTACATCTTTACCTTGCAGTGCAGCAGAACCACCGCCAATAAGAGCGCCAGCACCGGCACCAGCCAAGATACCACCAGCCGCAGAACTACCTAAAGCAGCGGATAAAGCAGGCGCAGCAGCGCCAGCGGTAAAATACGTAGCCGCAGCGGCAGCAACAACAGGAAGAACTTGCTCTAAAAAACCAGCTTCAACTAAGCCCGTTTCTGGGTTAATAGTAAGTGAACCACCTTTAGATTTGGCAAGCGCCTGTAGCCCCTGAACTTCGCGTGGGGACATATGGACTAATAGCGTGTCTTTACCACGCCCTTTACTTGACAGGTTTTTTGCAGCGGTGTGTAGGCTCATGCGGACCCCTTGGGGTTAATTATGTTGAAGTTTATCACTGTTATGCTGCCTATGGAAGTCTTGAAACAAAGGTAATTGAGCCTATTGCAGACGGCACAGCAGGTCTTACGTAGGGTACGGTTTGGGCAGCTATAGCCTCTATATAAATACCGTCTCTTGCAGGGGATGCTCTGTATGCTGCATCTGCGGCCCAGTACAGCTCTAATTCATCGCCTGCGTTTAAAGAAAACACCACTTCGGAGTAGGCGCAGACAAAGTTAAATACCCCAGCGCTTTTCCGAGCCTGTAAAGTAAAAACAGTAGTAGAGCGGGGTACATCAGTGTTGTTGACTTTAAGCCATACTGCGGCATTGTGAATAGCGTTATCTGTGTTTACAAACTGAAGACTGTATGTAATTTTATACACACCTGAAGCAAGCGCCGTAGCTGATCCAGGGGAATTTAAAGTAAACCCATTACCGCCCTCAAGCGTGTCCCATTTCACTACAGTCGGTGTATCGGCATCTGCAGTAATTTGGTCGGTGCTGTCCGAAGCGGCAATAAAGGGAAGGCTTAAATTAGACCCACCTGTGCCCGACAGCAACGCCGCCATGCCGTTATCAATTTCATTGAAATATAGACGTAGTGCGTTATTAAGCTGATCTATGTATTGCTGGCTGTAATCTACTGGCGCAATTAATAGGTTGGGCGCTTTTGAGGGACGTAAAGGAACAAGTGCCATTATCTGCGTCCGTCGTTCTTAATATCAATACGTGGAGCGCCTAGCTGCCAAGCTACGCCCAAGCCATCTGAGCTTATCTTAATAGCCATTTGCCGCGCCCGAACCCGTGTATACACCTGCTCTGTAAACTGCTGGACTGTGTACTGTGGGAATACTGTAAAGTTGTCTGCGCTGGTGGTTGTTGCATTAGAAGGAGTGCCATAGCCTGATCCTGCAAACTGACGGGGTTGTAATTCCATTACTACGCTTGGCTGATTAACGTTTGAGCCGTTAAAGTTCACGTCAGGAATCATGCGCCAGATGTAGCCAAAGTTATGCCCATCACCAATATCAAAGTCAGAAGACTGTACGTAGGCTTCAATTGGTAAGGTAGATGCCGTGGTTTGGTCGTCGTTGCCAAGCTCATGGTATACGGCAGTTCCTAATGGGTTGCCAACATCATCCACACCAATACGAGTAGTAGCCATTGGGTTTTGACGAATACCAGAATCAAGCCATGCAGTCCGGTTTAAGTTGCCGTAATACCATACCCGATCAAGGTAATTATAAATAATGTACCGGTCAATAGTTACGCTGTTTTGAGAGCAGTAGAACCACCAAACTTCGTTGTAGCCTTCATTGCCGCCGCAAGTTACTTGCCAGGCTTGGTCTTTGTTGATGTCATCAAATACAAATTGACGCAGTGCACAAGGTAGTGTTTCTACCCGGCCAGAATACATGTAGAACTTATCCGCGCCCATCCAGTACGTTACGTTATTAACCGTAATTGCGCAGTTAGGCGATATGATTGAGATGTTGTCCATTAAGATTTGAAAACCCCAGACGTAAGGCGGCCCTAAATACTGCATGGAATACAAGGCAGAATCAGTCCAAACTAGAATCTCTTGGCGGGTAGCTACCGCATCCATTAAGTATGAACCGTTAGATACACGGAACTCACCAGCTTGATTGGTTACATCTGGCTCCCATGCAAATGGGTTTTCTTGGTCTGACCAGCGTACCAGCATTGGATCAAACGGAGTATCAGGGTCTGTTGGATCGTAGCTGTTTGCCCCAAAACAAATAATAAAGCGCTGAATTGCCGAAGAAATAACTGCATTGGTGGCTTTTGGAACCCATTCTCCGCTAGTCGCTACCGCTACGTTTGCTAGGTCTTCTAGTTTTTGACCTCTTACAGCTAAACCAGTATTTGCTTCCCAGTAATAAATTTCACCACCACGAGGAGCGTAAATTAAGTCTTGGCCAAAATTATCGTTTGTCCAAATACGAAGCTGTTGACCAATACCACCGCTAGTAAATGCAGAACCCCATGTGCCACGGTTAAATGGGCCAGCGCCCCAACCAGTACCAATACTAAATACGGCTAGTCCAGGCTCGGTTTGATAGCTAACGTTAATTGTATTCCCACCACCATTAATGACTGAGGCGTTGGCAAAAGTTACGTTTGCAAGACTGTTATCCGGAGAGGACCCAAGAAAAAAGAAACCGCCAGATACGTATTTAAATGCCTGATGTTCTTGGTTAATAAGGTTTGCTGAAAAACCATCTACTGCTGTGGAGTTAGCAAAACTAACAAATTGGGTGTTAATAGCTGCGTTAGATGCGGCGGCATCGTTTACATATAAATAAGCGCTGGCAACGTTAGCGTTAGCCAAATGACTTGCCACAGTGGTGTTGTTATACCCACGAATACAGCCAGTAGCTACGTTAGAACTTAAAGTAGCGTAAAAAATCTGCTCGTTGTTAATCTTTACCAATCCGCTATTTTGCGGAAAATAGGTTCCGTCCGTTAAAGAAAAGGTGTCAGCATTAGCGGTTAAGTTAGCCACCAAGGTAGTAAACCCTGTGCTGATAACGTTGTTAAGCGTGGCTGTGGATGTAATTGGTGTGATGTCGTAGTACTCTCCAGAATACTCAATGTAATACTTGAGATTGGTTCCAAGTCCTAGATAATTAGATCCGTTTAATGTAGCCCAATTCCATAACGAACGGGCAACTCCCAAGAACTTATCGGCGCTAAAGCGAATCCATCCACCTATTTTTTCTGGGAAGCCAGAACGAAAGCGTATCTTATCGCCGTCATAGTACCCGCCCTCATTGGCGTAGTTAGTACCTTCTCGGTTTAGCCCAGGGCGAAGAACGATTTTCTGTAATGGCATTGGGTTTACCCTAACATCTTAAGTGCTTTATCTTTAACTTCTTGAACACGTCTGGACCAGCCTTTGCCAAACGTTTCGAAGGTCTTAAGTGATTGTAAGAACTCTAGCCGCCGAGCGCAATACATCTCTATTAATCGTGCTGGGTCTTCCTGTGCTTTTGTTACGGCAGCCATAGTAGCAGGGCCAAAACCGCCATCAGCAGTAACGCCAATACACGACTGCAGAAACTTAATGGCTCTTCCGGGGCCTGAGTTAACAGCAACGTCAAAAACGCAATAATCAACACCATCCACAAGAACATCATCAGCACGTATAGCATCCCAGTATTTCCTTTTATAAAGTGGCGCTACTAGCTCAGGAGTTAGGGCGCGCATCTGCTTTTCGTCAACTTCATGCCCAGTCCATTCTTCCCAAACTCGCTTAGTTACACCAAGGTTGGTCATGCCGCCAGGATCTTGTGGATGATTTACAAAGCCGCCCTCGTGAGCAAGCATCAGCGCCAAACAGGTTTCAAAGTTAGCGTTCATGTTTTTTCTGCCATTTTTTCTTGAGTTCTGCCATAGACCGCAATGCCTAAAATAGCCCCCATAGCCATGTGAAATAAACCAGCGCCTTCAAGGGTTAATGGCTTCCATTGCGTTTCTACTTTTCCATCACCAGCGATTTGAAACATACTCCAAATAATAGGC